GGATGTTATATGAGAGAATTATACTCCTAGTTTGGAGTTATTTGAGTTGCATCACCTGAGATTACTCCTGAATCCACAAAGTAAGCAGGTATTTCTTCTATACCTTCCATTACTAAAGTAAATCCTGATAAATCACCAGCAGCAGCTCCAGTTACTATTGTACCACTTGTTAATTCACATCCATTCTCAAACCCACATAAAAACACATTACCATAATAGTCTTCAACTGCAACGTGTGGTCTTGCGTGTGCAATTAATTTAATTTCTTCTTGAGTCGATGAGTCAAGATATGTAAGTGTTAAATTTAATGTCTGAGTATAAAAAGTTGTTCCGTTATCTCTAGAGCTTGTAATAGAAGTCTCTAAAGAAGAGTTACCTTTTACATCAAACTGAAACCAAGTAGGACTTCCACTTAAAGCAGACACAGTTCCGTCAGCGTCTACAGTTGCAGTTCCTAATGTTCCGTAGTCAGCCATATAAACAGTTTTGATACCACCAAAACCTGATTTACAAGGGACTTTTCTACCAGTTGTTAATGCACAAGCCATATTTCTTATAGTTTAAAAAAAAGGCAGGCAAAAACCTGCCCTTTATTGTTAAAAATAGTTTTTATGAGTAAAGAACAATATCTCCACCGATACCATACTGTACACCTGCTGTAAATCTCATTACAACTCTTACATTTTGTGAACCATCTAAATCAGCCATATCTAGAAGTTTAACTTCTTGGTGGTCAGATAATAGTCCAGTACCAAAATAAAGATTTGATTTTTGAGCAGCCATAGCGTTGTCATCACCAAGACCATTTGCTAAGAATACTTTGATTCCTTCAAATGTTAATGCCTCGTTATTGTACCATAGTGATCCTTGATTGTCGATACCATTTCCAAATGCAGCTACATTTTCTGTACCAGCTACATTTTTTAGAGGAAGGTTGCCACCTAATGCTCTGACGTATGCTTGGAAGATGTTTTGTGAAACGTAAATGTGTAAATCTTCTTTTCCATAAAGAGCAGAAGGAATAGCATCTACAATTTTACCCATCTCAGTAATTACGTTAGCAGAAGTTACAGTAGTTCCAGTAACATCATTAACATCTGAATCAGCAGTTGCTAAAGTTACTAAACCATCAAACTCCCCAGCATTACCAGTTGCACCAGCCCATATATTTTGTTCTGTTTTTTCAGCTACTAAACCAGCTACGTGAGCGATTAAGAAATCTGAGAAAGCAGGAGGAAGGTTGTCAAATGCAGAATATCCCATTTGTACAGCTTCCCAGTCAGAGTGGAAATCCTTTTTACAAAGCTCTAAGTTTACTTGGAACTCTTCAGGTTGAAGGATTCTTTCAGTTAAAGTTACTGTTGCTGTGTCTGTAAAATCACAGGTCGCATCCTTGATAACATTGCTATCAGTTGCAACTTTCTTGATAACTTCTTTGAACTTTACATTAGGTTTTACTTCAATTCCACCTCTTTCAATAGTATTAGCAGATAAAAGAGCAGCAGAGATATACTTCCCTGCAAATTCACCTGCGTATGTACTTGTTATACTTACTGTTGTTGCCATAATTATTTATTAATTAATTGTTAAAATTTGCAATTTTAGAGAATACTCTGTCCTTAGTAGTCAAGTTTCTTTTTTGACCATAAAGAACTGTATTCTTAGACGATTGCGACTCTGGATTGTGCTTTACAGGATCAGCAGCAGGTTTAGAAAGCTCCTCTTTAAGTTGCTCTTCTAACTCAGCCTTTTCCTCTTCAGCTACAATTTTTTCTTCTTCAGCCATTTCTGACTTTTTTTCTATCATACCTTTGATCTCTTCGACCATAGATTTGACTTCAGCTAAATCTTCTTTAGTAGCGTATTCTACAGCAGCTTCAACTTCTTCTTCAACTTCTGCATCTTTAATTTCAGCAATTATGCCTTCATCGTTTACTACTAAAATTTTACCATCTTCCATTTCGTATTCACCAACTGGAACTGGTACTCTTTGATCATCTGTAATAATGAAAACTTCGTTTCCACCTTCAAATGCCTCAGCCTCAATGATAGTTCCATTTTCTAATTTCATTTGAGCTAGTTCTACTTGCTCTTTTTCTTCGTTAGACTCTAATTCAGTATTTTCAACTGTTTCTTCAGTTTCTTTTACTTCTTCAGATAGACCTAACACATTTTTTATGTCATTTATCATATCATTTGCATTTTTCATATCACTATAACGTTTAATTAAAACTATTTTGCATTTTTGTTTATGTTCTACTAATCACACCAATTCCCTGAGCCCATAATGATCCATCACAGCACTCAATAGAGTATGTGTTTGTGTCTTTACACAGACAAGCTCTATTACTGCCTTTAGGACTTGTTCTACTTGGTATTTTGTAATTTCTTTGCATTTTATGATTCAAAAACTCCTAATTC